ACTTGAATTGTCAGCCACTTCTGGGCTATTCAGATACTAGGCGAATTGTAATACGCAGCTTACACGCCAGTTATAAGCTGGAGGTGCAGAGTCAATTTATATTCGCAGACTACCACTATGCGATACTTTTATTATACCACTATATATAGTATGTCAAGTTTATTCTTGTACTAAACCTTGTACCCTACGACCTCTTCTAGCAGGTCCAGTTATAGGTGAAAAAGTACTTGCTTCTTCTGACTCTAATCTTCTAATTTCTTCTCTCTCTTCAGCAGATGCAAAAACTTGTGCTTCAACAAATTCTTCAATATCAAAACCTTCTCTTTCAGATAATCCTGATGCTGTCAATTGTCCTTCTGCAACTTCTTCTTCTGCTCCTCTAAATCTTCTTGTTAATGCAGCTAATCTTGGAACTTCTGTTTCTGCTGCTGCAAATAATTGTCTTGCCTGTCCTTGTGTTAGTCCTGCTCTTTCTAATGCTTGAACTTCATCTGGACTTAAATCAAAACCTCTAGATGCTGCCTCTCCACCAATTTGTGCTTGTGTTATTCTTCCTTCTAATATTGCTTCACCTACTGTTGGGTCTATAATTGATGCAAATATTTGATTGTCAGTTAGATTCATACCAAAGTTTGTTCTGTAATATTCTTTAACTGCTGGAATATTTTCTGTTATTCCTGACCTTGCTGCTTCTACTCTTGCTCTAAATTCATTAGGAGCAATTCCTTTTTCTATTAAAGTACCAAATGTGTCTTGAAAGTATTCAGGATTTAAACCATAATCTTCTACAGTTAAACCATAACTTTCTTTTACTGCTGCATAATCTTGTTCGCTAAGCCTTACAGTTCCATCTTCTCTTGTATTTTTTGGAAATACTTGTGCATACTCTGGACTTTTTCTTACTTCTGCAATAGCTATATCATTACTTTGAGTTTCAGAAAATGCGTTTACATATATCTGAATTAAAGATTCTGGTAACCATGGTAACAATGCTCTAGCTTCTCTTAAAAATTCATCCATTATACTATTCTCCTAACTCCTCCACCACCAAATTGACCTACCATGCTAGATAAAACTTCGTTTTTTATTTTTTCTGACCCACCATCTTTTAATCCTTCTTTATATAACATTTCAGTTGCTTTACTTATATCATTACTTTTAACAACATCTTGAAATAATGTAGAACTTTCATCTAATGTTCCACCCCAAGTATTTGTAGTAAAACCTCTCCAAGGTGTTGCCATTTCTTCGTAGGTTAAACCTTCTATGTAACTTTCTCCAAACAAACCTTGTAACATATTCATCATTTTTTCTCTTATATTAATTTCTGCATCTGGGTCATTTCTAATCATACCTGCCCATGTTTGTAGTTGAGAGTCTGATATATTTGCACCAAATACTGGTCCTAATATTTCTTTAGAAAGTCTTTTAATTTGTGATTCACCTGCTCTAGTTGTATCGTAATCTACTTCTCCAGATGTAATAAAATTATCTAACTCTGTATCTAAGTTTGCTTCTAGTGTGGGGTCTGATAATATTTCTATTTGGTCTGCTACAAAAGGTTCTGACCATAAACCAGTAGTAAATTTTTCTGATACCCAATTAACTAATTCATCAGATGGATTATTAATACCTGATTGTTCCATTAAATTTTTTATTGCTAATCTATCGTTTTCTATTTTATTTTGTGCATCAGCAGTAAGAACATTTGTAAAATCTGTTGAACCAGATTGTGCTAAAAGCAACCAATCTTTTTCAGCTTGTGTATGTGTTCTCCACCATTCAGTAGATTGCCATTCTGCATCAGTTACTGTTCTTCCTTCTAGTGTTGCTTCTGCTAATAATTCAACCATTTCTGCATCATTTAACCATGGTCTTATTTTTGATTCTTTAGCAACAGTATCTACAAAAGAAACCCAAGGACTTTGACTAGGGTCATATATGTTTGGGTCTGCTAACTCTAAAGAATCACCAAATCTTACTGAACTATTCCATTGTTCAGATGTAGGACTTTTAATACTTTCTTGTATTGCAGGAAATTCAACAGGACCAAATAAATTTTCTAAATCTTGCAAACTAGAATCATAATATATTGGAGTTCCTGTTCCTGGAATAAAATATACTATATAATAATTTCCATCTACATTCCAAAATTCTGCACCTGTAGGAATAGGCATATTTCTTTTAGCCATACCACTAAAACTTGTTGAACCAACACCAAATGATGTATCTATAGGTTCATTACCAGTAGGTATTCCACCATCTGGTCCATATAAATTTAAAGTAGACAAGTCTACATCAGGATTTACTAATGTGTCTCCTGCACTTTCTTTTTCTTGATACTCTTCAGCGATAGTTTTACCTGATGCTTGTACCTGTGTATCTATAATTTCTTGTGTAATAACACCAGCACTTCCTACATCTTGCCAGTAACTACCATTAAAAGGTCCACCTTGTCTTTGTGCTGTATAATAATCAAACTCTGCTTGTGAATTAACAAATACTCTATTTTCCTCTTCATCTTGAAGTATTCTTCTTTCAAAACCTGGTTGTGCTAGAAATACATAATCAGCCATTACTGAACCCTTGCACCTGCGTTAGATAAATTCTTATATAATTTTGCATAAATATCGTTTATTTTTTGTTTCTCTTTACTATCATACTCTACTTTTTCTAGTTTATCAGCAGTATCTTGTGCAACTACCTGTATTGGATTTCTATTAAAATTAGACATTTCAGAACTTGTAATAGGATATGATTTTTGTGCATTAGAAATATTTTTCATTAAATTAACCATTATATTATTTATATCACCATTATCTTGTTTTGGTTCCTGTCCTTTAAATTGCATTGGGGGTACACCTCCTCCTGCTCCTAATCCTACAGATATATCTACACCTGCTTCTTGACCTTTTTTAAATTCTTTTACAGCAGCTTTTTCTACATAAGCAGTTGGCATGAACATTTCTGCTATATTAAATGTTTTTATAGCTTTTTCAAAATTTATATTATATGGTTTTTCTTGTACTTGTCCTGGTATGCCAACAGAAGATAGCATACTATTGTACATTTTTACACCTTGATTATATATAATTGTTGGTATCTCATCTACTTCATTTGTAGAAATAGCAGCAACAGCTAAAGCTAATACTCCTAATTCCCACACATCTATAAAATCTATAACTCCACCTGGTGTAGCAACATTTTTACTTATTCTTGCAGTATTCTTTTTAACTTGATTTTTAAATGTTTCTTCTAATGGAAGTTCATCTACAAGATTGTTTACATTATCTATAGCTTCTGACTTATTAAAAACTATATCATCTACTACATTTGTAGGTGTGTCTGTAAATACGCCTTCTTTTTTTAATGCTTGTTCATACTCTGTTTCTGTTAAAATATTATCATCATATAATTTTTTGATTTTTTGTTCTTCTGTTAATTCTTCAGATGATGGTTCTAATTGTTTTACTAAATCATCAAACTTAGAATCATCACTTATTCTTGGGTCATCAGGACTAACTTCTTTTCCATAAAAATCTGTGTATGTAACTTTGCCATCTACATCAGTATATTTAATTACCATCTTTTCTTTTATCTCTGGTAGCCAATCACCTTCTGGAGTAAAGCCCATTTTTTCCATATTTCTATTATGATTTTCTTCTAAAAATGCTTCGTATGAACCACCAGGAAATAAATTATTTACATGCCTAATTATTAAATCTCTATTTTCTGCTCTCTCATATGCCTTTTTAAAAAAATCTTTAAATTTTAATTTTTTTGAAAAACCATCTGTTACATCACCATTAATTATTTTTGCCCATACTTCAAACCTTTTTGTTGGTCCTTGTTCATGAGCACCTTTTAATGCGTACTCTGCCATATAATGACTTGGTGGTGCATTAAGAATATCATCTGTTTTCGTATCGTAAATACCTGATGGTGTTCTTCTTGTAACAAGTGTCATATACTCTACAAAGTCATCTGTGTAATATTCGTTCCTCATATTTTCTTTAAATATTAAATAAGGAGATAACCTTTTATCTTCTGGTATAAAATCATAAACATCTATTTCTGTATAATGTAAATCATTTTCATCCATGTAATCCATAATTTTGCTAAACGCTGTATCTTCAATAATTTGTAATTCATCATTACCATAACCCAGTTGCCTTCCACCAATATAATTCCATAAAAATCTACTATCTATTGGTTCATCATACGCTTTATTAAATTCAGCAATAGAATTTTCTAGTTGTTGAAATTCTAGTTCTGCTTCTAATGATGATATATCATCAGGAATAGGTGTGTTATCTTCAGCCATTGTTACCTCTATCAGGTGTTGGTATAGTGCTTATAGATGAAGGGTCATAATCAAACAAGTTTTTAAATTCTTTAGATTTAACTTGCATATAAGAATTAACATAAGCACCTATTGCATCAGTAACGCTTTCTAAATCTCTATCTATTTTTTCACCTTTTGTAAAAGGTACAACATGGTCTTTATATGCGTTCCACTTATTTAATGGGTCTCCATCAGTTTCAAAAGATTTAGGATTATCAATTAACCTTTCTATATAATGTGCAACAAAACTTGATGCAAACTTTTCATTATTATTTATTTTGTCAATAAATTCTTCTTGTTTATACTTTTTACCAATTTTGTTAAAAAACAATCTTAATGTTTTATCAGGTTTTTCTTTATCTCTATTTTCATAAAACCCTTCTACATTAATTTGATACACACCATAATCTTTAGTTCCATTTTTATTTGTTCCAATAACATCATTATTTAATCCAGATTCAAAAGATGATGTCATTATTAATAATGGTATTAAAACATCACTAACACCAAAGTTTTGTAAGTATTCTACTAAATCACTTATTTTTACAGGAACAGCCATTATCCACCTAATGATTTAAGTCTCATTATGGACTGACTAATATTACCTACATTGTTTCTCGCTCTACCAACATCTTGTTGTCTAGCAAGTACACCTTCAAAATCTCCTGCTATTCTTTCTTGTAATCTTGATACTGCATCTACTTCTTCTGGTATAGGCTCTATAATTTGTTCTGTTTCTACTGTTTCTATTGGTCTTTCAGACAAAGGTTCAACAGTTTTTTTTCTAGTTTCTATTGTTGTAACTTCAGGTCCTTCAACAGACATTCTTGCAACAGCTTCATCACTATAAAATTCTTTTTGTTCTAATTCTTTTAATACTAATTCGTAATAGTTTCTTTCTTTTTTTGTAGCTTTTTTGCCTATAGAGTTAAATATTGCATCTACTGTTTGTAGTCTTGTAGCTTTATCACTTTCTCTATATTGTTTTGGTATATAAATCTCTTCACCAGGATTTAATAATTCTAAATCTATTGCTGTGTCATAACCAACACCTGTAGAAAAATTAGATGCTGTCATAGCTTTTATTAAAGCATTTCTTGTTTCCCTACCTGCTCTTCCATATTCCTGAGTATAATTTTCCATAGACAACCATTGTGTTCTAACTAATCTATCTTGTAATGTTCTTAACAATTTAGGAGTTTCAATTAATTTATCTAATACTATGTCCTCATCTCCTGGGTAGTACCAATTACCTTGTGGATTTAAACCTTGTAGATAAACATTAACATCTTGAAATTTTGGTGTACCATCTTCGTTTTTTTGTCCTGTATTTATTAATGAAGGATAACCAAAAGGAGAAGTAGATGTGTAATTTACTCCACCACCTAATTCAATATCTTGACCTGCTTTGCCTTCCTCTTCAATTGCACCTGTTAGGTCTAGTGGCTCTTCTTCTTGCCAACCATCATTTAGATATGTTTGTAATTTTGATTTTTCAATTTGTATATTAACTACACTTCCATCTTCTTTTATTTTATAAATTGTTATCATACTTTCCTCATTATGGCGTATATTGATATTCTACTGTGGATAAGAACTTTGTTCTATATATTCCTGCAAAGTCTGGGTATTCTTCTACAACTTTTGCTCCCCAGTTAAATAAGTAATCACGCATAGCTTGTGCTGATTCTTGTCTTCCTAAATATTCTATTGCTTCATTTTCTGGTTTTAATACTTCTACACCAGTTGTTGTAACTTTTTTCTTTTCATTTTGTATTTTTTCTATCATATACATAAAACCAACATTTTTATCATCACCATATAGAAACTTTTGCAATCCTTTTCCTGATTCAGTAGTAAGTATAAGCTCATCATTAGCTGCTTTCTTTAATTCTTCAAATACAACATATCTACTTACTGGTTCTCTTTTAGGTAAATCTCTTGCATCTGTACCAAGTGGTACTACTTCTAATAGATTTGCTTTTATTAATGATAGTTCAGCTTGTGCATCTTTTTCTGATATTCTAGGTGGTTTAGCTGCTCTAGCTTCTCTAATATGTTTAGATTGATAATTAAACATTATTCTAAAAAATGTTTCTTGTGCTCTTTCTATTTTTTCATCTAATGATAATGTTATTCTTTGTCCTTCATCTACTTGATTATAAAAAGAGTTAACATCTAATAAATCATACTCATAAACATTTGGTGCAAATAATGGAAATGTATATTCATACTCTTTTGCTTTTTCAGGATGTGCATTAAACCATTCAACTTCTTCTTCTGTTGATGGCAAGCTAGTACCTAATGTTGTTGTGTTTCCTTGTACTAAAACTACAGCAGTATATACAGCATCCATATCTTCTGGTGTGCCACCAATTAATGATGCAATTGTTTGATACGCTAAATACTCTTCTCCTGGTTCTACTTGATTAATAGCTTGTCTAAACAATGCAGTTATAACTGTGTTTGTAAAGTAATCATCATCATATTTACCAAACTCGTAATCAGCAGGCATTAAGGCTTCTAATACTTCTATAAGGTTTTCTTTATCTAAAAAATCTGCTTGTTCTGCAAGTCTATCACTAAGTTGTAATTTATATGCAGCTTCTGCTCTAGGAGATGATGGAGCTATACCTTTGGCCATACTTTCAAATACATTTATTCTTGAAGCTAAATCTATAACATCTTTTTCAAATAAAACTCTACCTTCATCTGTTCTTGGGTCATAAGGCAAATATCCTTCAAACCATGCTTTAGTCATAATTTTCATTGAGTTAGCAACATCATTAGCCCAAGCCATATCATCTAAACCACCTTTTGTTCCTGTATTGTATGCTTGTTGCATATACACAGGAAACTGTCCAATAGTTGCACCTTCTAATCCAGGGTCACCTAGGCCATAAGGAAATATTGTATCTTCAATTTTTTGTGTCCATTGTGAATCTGGCATAAATCGTTTCATAAATTTGTAAGAATATTTTGCAATTGGACCTAAACCTGGTATTGGTGATTGAGTAAACAAGTTAGCACCTTGTACAGGTGATGACAGTCTTAATTGAACATCTTCTTCAAAACCTGTCAAATCTCTATCTTCTATTCCATATACATACTCTGTTAAGTCAGTAGGAGCAGTAACATAAAACTTTTCTCCTGATACAGAGTCTGTGTAAAAGAAACCATTGTTAGTTCCTCTGTCTGTTGCTAATTGTATTTTTCTAAGTCCTGCTGGATTTTTTGTTAACAATCTTGGATAGTTTAATATAATTTCTTTCCAAGGTTCTAAAAAAGGAAATACTAATCGTAATGCTTCAGCAACATATCCTTTTTGGTTTAAGTTATATAACAATCTATTGTGCATTTCTAATGAATACATTTTTGCAGAATCATTAATTTCATCTATAGATAATCTCATATTTTCTGGTATTTTTTTAATTGCTTTTTCTATAGAACCATGTTTTTTTATAGCTGCATTTTTACCAGCAATATACAGTTGAGCAACTTCTTCAGGTACTTTTGATTGTTTTATTAAATCATCAAAATGTTTTACAGATTTTAAATCTGCAAATGGTAATTGTGATGCAACATTTTGCCAATAGTATTGAGTAAATGTTGGTATTCTTTGTAGTTCTGCATCAGGCAACTCTCCAAGGGTGTACCATAAATACTGAGAAACTTTATTAGATTGTTGTTTTAATTTACTTTTTGTTTGTGGATTAGTTATCCAATCAGGTGCTGATAAAACATCTGGTGCTATATCGTACTTGTCAGATAAAAATTTTTTTATTAAATTTTGATTTGCTGGTGTCCATCTAGCAAAATCATTAAATGTTATAACTTTACCTTGATAATTTAATTGTCTATTTGCTATTAAACTAAGTAACTCTTCATCACCTTTTGTTAAATCCATAACCCATTGAACATAATCATCTACATATTTTTCTGCATCATCAAGTTTTACATAAGGATTCATTGGGTTACCATCAAAATCATATCTTGTATCATTTAATTGATTTCTAATTTTTGCAAGTGAACCATTCCAAAAACTTTGTTTTGTTTTTACTAAATCAGAACCATCTAATAACTCTTTAGCTATTGATTGAGCTAAATCGCTTTCCATTGGCCATCTTAAATTAAGTTGCCATGATGAAACATAATTTTCTTTTTTAGTTCCACCCTTAATAACTCTTTTCCAATTGTTTTGTGCAAATTCTTTTTGTGCTTGTTTACCAAATACATTTGTAGGTCTATCAGCAACTATACCTCTTACTATTTCATCATAAGCTCTTTTACTAGGCATAATACCTTTTCTAAAATCTTGACCTAATATATCATTGTAATAATTAGAAAAAGCCCAAGTAGAAATAGGATTTTCTATCCAGTTATCTAATCCATCTAATCCCATTCTAAATTGACCTTCACCAAATAATCTAAGTGGCCATGCAATTCTTGTAATTAATTGAGCTCCTGTCCAAATTTTTTGAGCTGGCCACAATGCTTCATCAATAAAATTTCTTGCTGTCTCAGGTATAAAACTTACTAACATATCTGCTTTTGGTACTACATTTTCTAATAATTTTTCTACAGGTAATTTTATTCTTGATGTTTCAGGCAAATCATCTACAAATTGTTTTGACAAAGTTACTAATTTAGTTTTACCAACATCAATGTTTGTGTATTTTTCAACTGTTGATAATGCTCTTCTTATATCTAATGGTTTTCCTAATGACCATAATTCATCAAAGTGTTGTCCAATATCAAATGGAGTAGGCATATCTATTGGCTTGCCATCTGGTCCAGGAATACTTCTCATACCTTTAAAAACTTTTTCTATTGGTTGTAAACCACCACCTTCTGTTTTTCCTAAACTTGCCCAATAAGAACGAACATCATACTTATTAGTTCCTGATATTTTTATTTTCCCTTGTAACTCATCAAAGTAGTCATCTATTTTAGATATTGTTTTACTAGAAAAACCTTCTGATTTCATTAATATTTTTACTTGTTCTGGTAATTTTTCAAATAATATTCTTGACATTTCTGGTCTATTACCTATTACAGATTTTTCTGCAAACTCTATAGATAATTGATTAGCAATATTTTTTGGTATTTTAAATTCTACTAACCATTGGTTAAATACTTTTACAGAATCTGTTGCATTATCATAAGCAGCACCTGAGTCAGGTGTCCATTCACCAAACTTAGAGTAAGGAGCTTTATCCCCTTTTCTTGCAGTCATTAACGCATCTACTAAATTTTTGTTGTAACCTAAACTATTCTTTGACCTTATAAGTGCAGGTATTCCAAGTCCTTGATTTTGTATTACAAAACCTTGCATAAGATTTTTTACTTCATCTATATTTTTAGTTTTAACTAAGTTAAGTGCTAACTCTGGGTCTTTAACTGCATCAAATATTTTTTTAAAATCATTTGATTCTGCAAACGCTGTTAGAAATCCTTCTGATTTAGGACTATTTAAAAAGTTATCAACAATACTAGGTATCTTTTCAAACTCTCCTGCTCTGTATGCTTTTTGTATTTTACCTTGTGTACTGTTAGCAAACTTTATACCTTTTGATATTTTAGAACCAACTAAAAATGGGTCAGTTACTAAAACTTTATAAAAATCAAAAGTTCCTGAAACTCCATTAAATAACAAAGTGTTTTGTTCTATGCCTGCAAGTTCTGCAATATACCTACCAGCAGTTATATTTTGACCTCTATATTTATAGGCTTCTTGGTCTTCTAATGCTTCAGCAACTATTCTTCCTTGTGGAAAATATCCTTCACCAAAACTTTTCCAAACTGCACCAGGGTCTTGACCCTCTCTTATTTTTTGTGCTGCTATACCTGCAGTAGATGCTCCTGCATTTTTGTAGTTGTCTGCAAATGTTTTACCAATAACTTTTTTTAAACCTGTAGGACCTTTACCTGTTAAAGCAGATAATGTTAAACCAAAGCCAGCAATTTGACCTATTCGTTCTGCTTTGTTTGCTTCATCTCTAGCAACAGCAACATCATACATAGTCACATCTGGGTCACCTGCTAATCCTCTAGCAGATAAATCTTCTGCTTTTTGTCTTTTTATTTGACCTAATTCTAAAAAAGGTTCTTCTATGGTTTCCTCTGCTGTTTTTACAAACGCTCTTACAGGTTTACCCACAGTTGCATTTGCTCCTGCACCACCAATTAATGCTAGTGCTCTAAATAATCCTTTAAGTGTTCCATATACAGGTTCACTTTGATATGTTGATTTATTCCAAAATTTCATACCTTCAGGTAATTTAAACTGTTCGCCTACTGCATTAAATACTTTTCCAAAAGTAGAATTAAACATAGCTGAATTTACTACATCATTACCCATAGTATTTGGAAATGATGGTTGTGATTTAGGTACAGCTTTGTACTGCAGTTTTAAAAGTTCTTCAAATTGTTTATTATCAAGTCCTTTTAAAACAGCAGATGAAACTAAACCAGATTGAGCTGTAGGATATAATTTAGCTAACTCTTTAGTTCTTTCTACTTGGTCTTGTGTAAATTGGTTTTTCTTTTTGTTATAAGATAATTCTAATGCTCTACTTTTTTCTGTTATTTGGTTGTACTCTTCACCAAATGTGTATGGTCCAATAGGTTGATTTACCATAGTTAGATATTAAAAGTTTGTCTTATTGCATTTACATCACTATTTTCTGCTAAATCAGCTAACACAAGAAAATCTAAATCTCCTAGTTGTTCTTGTGTTATGGATGGAGGTACTGCTCCAGAAATTAAAGGTTCATTTATATTTTCAGTATCTCTTAATATATCTAATACATTATTCATTGGCATAGCTGGTACTACTGGTTGTCCACTTTCATTCATAGCAACTGATACTTCTTCAGCCATAGGTTCTACATTTCTTGTTTGGTCTGTAGTATTTGTTGCTGCAGGAGGTATAGCATTATTTCTAGCATCTATTGTAGGTAAACCAAATTTGTCTATTTGCTCACCAAGTACTTTACCTTTACCATAAGTCATACCTTTGGTTATGTTTTTGTTACTAGAACTCCTCGTTGCCATTTTCATCCTCATCATCTTCGTAAAACATAAATGTAGAACTAATAATCATATAACCAAAAGGAAAAGCAAGTGGAGGCATTTGGTCTCTAAACATTCTTGGTTGTAATACTTCTTCTTCTAGCAATATATCATCTCCAAGTTCATCTACTTCAAAAAGTGAGTTATGTACTATATCTGCAAATTCTTTGTTAAATTTCATTATCCACCTAATCCTTGTAATAATTGTGCTATGCCTGGTGGAGGTCCTTGTGGTGGTAAGGCTCCTCCTCCAAGCAATTCTTGTTCTGCTGTTGGTATTTCTGGTTCTTCTGCTGTAAAGAACTTATCTAAGATATTTTGCATATCATTAGGATTTTTTCTTATTTGCACTACAGCCATTGTTGCTTTAGGGTCTCCTTGTTGTGCTTGAGCCAATAATGTATCAAAAAGTATATTGTCTGCTTTTTCTTTTGTAATTCTATTGTTTACAGTTGTTAGGTTATCTAATCCATCTAAATTTTCCTGTAGTGTTTGTGTATCTATAATACCTGCTTGGAGTAATTGCAGCCCTGTTACAATTTTCTGTGGCTCATCATATCCAGCCATAGCTCCATATACTCTTCTAGTTTTATATGCACCCTGAATATCTTTTTCTGGGTCATACTTTTCACTAAAAAATTGATTGTTATAATAACCTGATAATTCTTTAGAACTACCACCATACATTTTTTGGTCCCACTCTAATCTTTTGCTATCAATCATTTCTATAGCATCTGCCATAACTGTGTGATACTCTCTAATCATAAGTGACATAGATGCACCTAACTCTTCTAATCCTCTACCTGTTGCAAAACTAAGTGGTGACTGTGAATCATCAGATACAGGATAAGAACCACCAACACGAAGTTGTCTTTCTATCCTATCTATTTGTTGAAATATCTGATATGGAACATTTGATGCTGGTTTAGAAACTTGTGTACCAGGAGCAAGATAATTAACTGCAAATCTACCTTTTCTGTATTGTCCAGACTCTATCTCTCCTGATATGTTAGTTTCAGTAAATACTGCATCTTCCATA